GTTTGGTTTAATGACAAAGGCACAAAAAATGTAACCATGGAAATAAAAACATTAGAAGGCAACCATATAGCTAATAGAGGGGATTACATTATCAAAGGTATAGCAGGAGAATTGTATCCTTGCAAGCCTGATATATTTGAAATGACTTATGAGTTAGTAGAATAATTGACTTTGGGCAATAGTCATTAAACAAGCCTGAACGCATCGGCGTTGGCGTATACTAACCGCAATCAGGTGAAGCAACCACGTATAAAAGCGTAGATTAAAAGGAGGATTTGTAATGAAGAGAGAATTTCTAAAAGAGTTAGGATTAACCAATGAGCAAATAGATAAGATTATGACTGAGAATGGAATAGACATAGAAAATGCCAAGAAAGATGTGGAAGACCTTAAAGTCGAATTAAAAGAATCTAAAGCAAACTTAGAAACTGTGCAAACTCAATTGAAGACTGCAAATAAGCAAATAGAGGATTTTAAAGAGATGGATATAGAGGGAATAAAGAAAGCGGCAGAAGATTATAAGGTAAAATATGAAGAGGCTAAAGAAAAGGCTGATAAAGGATTGGAAGCTATTAAATTTGACTATACTTTAGAAAATGCCTTAACTCAGGCTAAAGCTAAGAATATAAAGGCAGTTAAAGCCTTATTAGATATGGAAGGTCTTAAGTTTAATGATGGTGAAATAGTTGGATTAAAGGACCAGTTAGAAAAAATCAAATCAGAAAATGATTATCTATTTGACTCAGATGATGGAACACCCAAGATAGTTTTACCTGGCAGTAAAGGCAAAGATGAACCAGTTGACTTTTCTAAGTTAACCTATAGTCAAATGGTAGAACTAGCTCAAAAAAATCCAAATATTAAATTTTAATTAGAAAAGAAAGGATGATGTAAATGCCAATACTATTTGACAGTAAACACTTTAATCCCGAACTATTCGGGAAGTATATGGAAAGAATACCAAGAACCAAAAGAAATGAGCTCTTAAAATCTAGAGCAATTGTAAGAAATGATAGAATTAAAGCCATGATGGCTGAACAAACTGGGGGGAATTATATCACAATTCCTATTAAAGGTTTAATTGGTGGAGAGCCAGACAACTATGATGGCCAAACAGATATTAGTGCAGATTCCACTAAGACTTATGCTCACTCTAGAGTAGTTGTGGGTAGAGCTAAAGGATGGGTTGAAAGAGACTTTTCCTATGATATTACTGGTGGAGTAGATTTTATGGATAATGTAGCAGTACAGATTGCTAATTACTGGGATGATGTCAATCAAGATATTCTATTGTCTATATTAAAGGGTATATTCTCCATGACTGGAACTGCTAACGCAGAGTTTGTGGATAATCACACTTATGATATTACTGATGAAACTGACCCAGCAAAACAAGTCTTCAGTCCTGTGACTTTAAACAATGCACTACAACAAGCAGTAGGACAAAACAAAGCCAAATTCTCTATAGCTATTATGCACTCTCAAGTCGCAACCAATTTAGAGAATTTACAATTACTAGAATATATGAAATACACCGATGCACAAGGTATACAAAGAAACTTAACTCTAGCTACATTAAATGGTAGAGTAGTTCTAGTAGATGATTCCATGCCTACAAACTTTATAGATGGAGGAGAAACTGGGGATAGCTATACTGAGTATACCACTTATGTATTAGGTGAAGGTGCTTTTGAGTTTACAGATGCAGGTGCTAAGGTTCCTTATGAAATGGCAAGAGACCCAAGAATAAATGGTGGAGAAGATACACTATACTCCAGAGAAAGAGTATGCTATGCTCCATTTGGTATATCCTTTACTAAGAAGTCTATGGCTACACTATCTCCAACTAACCTAGAATTGGGGAATGGGGCTAACTGGGAATTAGTAAATACTGGAAGCTCTTCTGAAAAAGGGTATATTGACCACAAGGCTATCCCTATAGCAAGAATAATTTCTAGGAGGTAATTCTCTATGATTTATGTAAGTTATGAATTTTATAGAGATGAATATGGGGGCAGGTTAGTTGCCCCTGAGCAATTCTCTAATTGGGAAAATATAGCAAGTGCTACAGTGGATTTCTACACTTTTAATAGGATAACTGAAGTAGATGATAAGATAAGATTCGCAGTCTGTGAATTAGTGGACTATCTATATGGTCTAGCACAAACTGGGGGTAAGGAGGTAGTTAGTGAGAAGGTTAGTACTCACTCCATAACCTATGCTACCGATACTCAGGAGGGTATTGACCCAGTAAAAAAGAAGCAGAGGGATATTGTGGCTAAGTATTTACTCCATACTGGGCTTATGTATAGGGGGCGTTAGTATGATAACCAATTCTAATATTACCATTTATAATAGATATTTTAACCCAACTACTCGACTGGATAGTTACCAAAGAACAATACTTCAAGGGGTGTTTTGGGATGATAAGAAGGCGGTCAACCGAATCCAGAGTGGGTTACAAGATGCAGATGGAGTGCTAATCATCATCCCCTTCTCTGTGAACTCAGATAAGCAGTATATTAGTCCTAAAGAGTTTGAGAAGTTAGAAGATAGAACTAGTTATTTTACTTTAAGAGAAGGAGATAGGGTAGTAAGAGGGGCTATAGATTTTGAAATAACAGGAAAAGTATCAGATTTAGACAAACAATATGAAGCTTTTACAATTACATCTGTAGACACAAAAGACTTTGGTAGTCCACATATGAGACATTGGGAAGTAGGTGCTAGATAATGAAAATGGATACGAAGTTCATTATTCATGATATTCAAAAATCACTATCTAAACGTGGTTTAGAAAAGGGAGGAAAAGTACAACAATATATTGATAGTGAGGTCTTACGATTAACTGACCCATATATACCAATGGACACTGGGGAATTGAAGCGGAGTGGTACAAGAAATACTCAAATAGGTAGTGGAACAGTTAAATACAGCACCCCTTATGCAAAAAGGATGTACTACAATCCTCAGTATAAGTTCCAGGGAGCTCCAATGAGAGGGGCTTACTGGTTTGAACGAATGAAGGCTAACCATAAAACACAAATACTGCAGGGGGCTGCTAAGATAGCAGGGGCTAGAGGTGAAAAGAAATGATAATAGACAGTATACGAACTTACTTTCTAGATTGTCCATTACTTGAAAACTTTGCTAAACTTAATGTGGACTTTCTAGGTATTGACCCAACAGAATATACTATTGACAGCCAACCAACTTCCCCTGTAATAAAAAGGTATGCGGATGGGGGAACATTAAAACAGTATATATTTGTTTTTGGTAGTAGAGAATATTATGGCCCTGATACACTACAGAATCTTGAGAATAGTGGGTTTTATGAACAATTCTCTGATTGGGTAGAGCAACAATCCAATATGGGGAACCTCCCCAAATTATCTGGAAATAGGAGACCCCTGTTTATGGAAGTATTAACAACTGGATATTTATTTGATGCTAGTGAGGATAATGCTAGGTATCAAATTCAGTGTAGGTTGGTTTATTATGAAGACTAAGGAGGTATGTATATATGTTTGCAAAAAGAGCAGATAAAGTTATGTTTATGGAAGTACAAGATACATTTAACAGAATGAAAGGGTTTACTGCTTTGTCAACTAATAAAAACCCCAAGGAGTATACTAGACAATATGTGGATGAAATGTTTGAAACTACTGATGTGGTTGCAATATCCACTTCCACAGATTTCAATATGGATTATAGAATTGGGGACCCAGTTCATGAATTAATGGTTGATATAATTGACAAAGAGAAAATTGGGGATGATGCAGTAGTTACACTACTATTGGTGGACCTTACTCAGGGAGGACTGGAGGGAACAGCACAAGCTGTGAAAAGAGAATTTGTCTTAATACCTGGAACTGAAGGGGATTCTCTAGATGCTTATACCTATGGAGGAACATTTAAGGTTAAGGGTCCTAGAATAGAGGGAACTGCTACTACAACTGATGAATGGCAAACTTGCACATTTACTGCTGCTGGTGAGACACCTGGTGTATAAAAATAAGACTGTAAGGAGAGGTATGTTTTATGAAAACATTTGAGTTTAAGGATAATAGACTGAAATTAGATATTGCTGGAAATATCTTTGAATTAGATACGGCTAACCCAGGGGTAATTGAGAGGATTCTTAATTTTGCTAATGAGGCCCAAAATAAGGGGGCAGAACTTGCAGCTAAGGAAGATTATGTTGAAGCTCTGAGGGAAACTATTCAATTTTGTTTAGATACTATAGATACCATATTAGGTGAAGAGGCTAGTCAAAAAATATTTGCTGGTAGAACCGTAGAACTATTTGATTGTCTAGATGTGATAAACTATATAGTAACAATGGTTAAAGAGGATAGAGAGGCTAGGTTTCAAGCATATGCTCCCAATAGAGTACAAAGAAGAGCTAATGGCTAGATGATGAATATTTTATTAGATATAGTCCCCCAACATGTGGAGATAGATGGTTATAAATACCCTATTAATTCAGACTTCCGAATCTCCATAATGTTTGAACTATTAATGCAAGAAACTGCAGTAACAGACCAAGAGAGGGTTGAACTAGCCTTAAATCTTTACTATTCTGAGAAAAGGCCTTATAATATCACTGAGGGAGTAAATAAGATGCTCTGGTTTTATATGTGTGGGAATAATAGTTCTGGAGCTACTAAATGTGGTGGCCCAGGGGTTTTAACCCCACAGGCAATCTACTCATTTGAACATGATGCTGAGTATATCTATGCGGCCTTTTTAGACCAATATGGTATTGATTTACAAGATATAGAATACCTCCATTGGTGGAAGTTCAGAGCTATGTTTAAAGGACTTAAAAAAGATAATCTTATATCTCAAATTATGGGGTATAGAGCAATCCAAATCACTGATGATATGTCAGATGCAGAAAAGAGTTATTATAGGAAGATGAAACAAATCTATGCCTTGCCAGACAATAGGTCCCTGGAGGAGAAAGAGAGGGACTTTGAACATTTAATGTCTGGAATGTTTTAAAGGATGTGAGACAAGGTGTGAAAGGAAAAGATAAAGCTTGGTACTTTTGCCCAAACTGTGGACAAAAACTATTGAAGTATGATGTTCAGGAGGGGGAGAGTAGGAGGATATTTATAAAATGTAAGAAATGTAAGAAAGAGGTAGAAATAAATATTGAATAGTCAATGAGCCATTGAGCCGCTATTCAAGCCCGAAAGAGAGGTGAGAACTATGGCGTCCGATGGCTTTTTAATTTTCGATACCAGAATTGACCAGAAGGGCTTTGAAGATGGATTAAACAAACTAAAAAGTACAGGCACTAAGGCACTTAAGGCAGTGGGCACAGTTGCAGCTACAGCAGGTACAGCTATAGCTGCAATGGGAGCATATGCTACAAAAACTAGTATAGACTTTGAATCAGCTTTTGCAGGTGTTCGTAAAACAGTAGATGCAACAGAACAAGAATTTGCAGCACTTGAAAAAGGTATACGGGATATGTCTAAAAGAATGCCCCAAAGTGCTAGTGAAATAGCTGCAGTTGCAGAGGCGGCTGGTCAGCTAGGGATACAAACTGAAAATATATTAGGTTTCACTGAGACAATGGTAATGCTTGGTGATGCTACCAATATGACCTCAGACCAGGCAGCTACTGCTTTAGCAAGACTTGCAAATATAACAGGTATGAGCCAAACAGATTTTGATAAACTTGGCTCTACAATAGTAGCCTTAGGTAATAATTTAGCAACTACTGAAAGCGAAATTGTAGAAATGGGCTTAAGGTTAGCTGGTACAGCATCGCAAGTAGGTATGACTGAGGAACAAATGTTAGCTCTGGCTGGTGCTATGTCGAGTGTTGGAATCAATGCTGAAGCTGGTGGCTCTAGTATGTCTAGGGTTATGCAAAAGATTAATACAGAGGTTTTGTCTACTGGTGAAAACCTTAGTAAATTTGCAGAAATTGCAGATATGAGTGCTGATGAGTTTAGTAAGACTTGGAAAGAGAAACCTACAGAAGCAATACAAGCTTTTATAAAAGGGTTAGATGAAATTAATGCAAGTGGTGGAGATGTAACGACAACACTAAAGGAATTAGGAATAAATTCTACACAAGAAATTGACACCCTTTTAAGATTAGCTGGAGCGAATGAAACTTTAGCGGATGCTCTTGGGATTAGTGCAGAAGCCTGGGAAGAAAACATAGCACTACAAAATGAGGCAGAACAACGATATCAAACTACTGAATCACTAATAAAGATTCTGAAGAATAATATTGATGATCTAGCTATTTCAGTAGGTGATGAACTAAAAGAATCGCTACAAGATACCATAAATGTAGCAATTGATATGGTAAATCAATTATCTCAGGCCTTTGATGAAGGTGGATTTGCAGGACTAGTTGGGGAAGTAGGAAATGTCTTAGCTAATATAGTTGTGGAAATAACTAGCTACGCCCCAAAACTTTTTGATGCAGCAGTTGATATGATAACTTCATTTATAGAGGGTATACAGGCAAATCTCCCACAAATTGTGGATTCAGCTTTAGACCTTATGGATAGTTTTATAACTGCAGTTATTGAGATACTACCTGAAATAGTAGCTTTGGGTTTTGAACTGGTAATAAATCTAATTAATGGAATTGCTGATAGGTTACCTGACTTAATGACTCAAGCAATTGATATGGTTATCCTTATTGCTGATACTATAATTGATAATATAGACTTAATTATAGAAGCGGGTATTAGAATTATTCTAGCCCTGGTGCAAGGTATAATTGAGAACCTACCAAAACTTATAGAGCAAGTTCCCAGAATTATTAATGAGTTTGCTCATGCAATCTATAATAATCTGCCTACAATCCTAAAGGCTGGGGTAGAAATAATACTAATTTTAATCAAGGGTATTATTCAAGCCATACCCACACTCATAGCAAACATTCCTCAAATTATAATGGCAATAGTAAATGTTATAACCTTATACAACTGGGCTCAATTAGGTAAGAATGTTATTAAGTGGCTAGGTGATGGCATTACCAGCATGGTAGGGAATATTACTGGAATAGCAAAAAACCTTGCTAATGCAGTCACCGAAGCTATAAAAGGTATATTTAAAAGTGGGACATCCATAGGTTCAAACTTTATAACAGGAATTATAAATGGAATTAAAAGCTTACTTAGCAATATTATAAGTACCGCGAGTAATTTAGCAAGTTCAGTGATTAAGACAATCATTAATGTATTTAGAGAAGCACCTAGCATAGGTAGCAATATGGTTAAAGGTATATGGAATGGTATAGATAATGTAACAGGTTGGATATTAGACAAGATAAGAGGATTTGGAAATGCCATTATGAATGGCATGAAAAGAATATTTGGAATTAACTCTCCATCAAAAGTAATGAGGGATGAGATAGGGAAGAATTTAACTTTAGGTATAGGGGTAGGCCTTGAAGATGGTATGCCAGAGCTGCAAAGAGATGCAGAAAAGGAATTAGCGAAATTATCAGAGAAAATGAAGGCTACAGTAGGGTTAGAATCATCAATAATAGGAACTAAAATAACAGCTGGAACTAGTGTTGATAAAGAAACTCAAAGTATAGTAAATAATAATGATAATGGAATAACACAACATGTAACTATAATTAATGCGAAAGGCTCTCCTAGTGAAAATGCAAGGCAACTAAAGAAAGTAGGGGAGGAGATGGCTTTTGGATATTAAAGCAATCAATTTAAAGTTAGAGAGTAATGGGAAGACGGTGGAGATAGGGAGAGGTAAACTCTACCGTCTCCTGAATATTGAAGGTATTGAAAGTAGTGAAATAGGGATTCATACTTCAGATAATGTATTATATGATGGTAGCAAGATACGTAACCGGAGAGTGAAATTCAGACCCATATTAATTGAAGGTGAGTATGTTGGGAAAGAACCTGAGAAGCAAAGAAGAAGTCTATCTAGCTTTTTTAATGTTCACTATGATGGAATATTAGAGATAGACTATGCTGGAGTTAAACGAGAGACTATATATGTAGTTGAAGGTTATAAAGCTAAATTAGATAATGTGTATAACCCTTTAAGGTTCTTGGTCCATCTATACTGCCCAAACCCCTTCTTGATGGGGAGTATTACTTACTCACAGGAGATGGCAGATTGGGTGGGGGGATTAAGATTCCCACTTCAACTCCCTATGATGTT